GAACTATTTTTAAGTTAGGTATATTTCATCTAGTATTTCTTTAAACTCTGATTCGAGTATGGATTTGCTTTCTGCAAGTGATAAAATTTCTACTAATCCTCTAAAGAGTTCCTGTACATTTTCTAAATCTACAGGCATGGTTATACCTTCTTTCGAAGGTAGCCACTCTTCTTCAAAGTCTAAGTAGTATTTTCTTAAAGATAGATACTCAATTCCACGAAAAGTATTTATTACTAATCGTATCTGTTGATTATCCTTTTCATTGATAACTCTTTCATATACACTCGGTTCGTTTGCTAAGTCAATCATTTTTAATAATCCTGTTAAGTGGAACAATGCTTGTTACATTCTTCGGCATTAATAAACGATATGAGTCCGTATCCCAACAAAACAGTAGGACGGTATCATTTGCTTCCTTAGCTCTATTTTTCTTACTCTTTATATACGGAGTAGAAAAGTCTCGAGTGCATATATTGTATTTTAATCTGCGTGAATTCTTACTTCTGTAAGTGATGACTGCATCGCCTGCGTCATCTAGTTTTTTATTAAATTCATCTTTTGTCATGTTTCCTCCAGTTGTCTAACAAATGATTATTTGAATTGCAAACCTGAATGGTCACATCTGTAAGATGCAAAAAACTAGGGCATCAATGATACCCTAGCTAAAAACTAAAACTAATTAATTGTTTAAGTTATTTACTACTGATGTAAAGTATACTGCTGCTTTACCTGTAAGTTTTGAAATGATAGCTGAATCAATCTCTTGACCTGCATCATTCAAAGCGTCAGTTAGTGATGACTGAGCATCAGCAACACTTACTCTACCACCGCCAGAACCACCAGAACTCTTAGCTGCTGGAGTTTTTCTTACATATACACCTGCCTTTGTAAGAATCATTCTAACACCATTAGGAGATTCCTCTAGTTGTTCTGCGATGTCCGCTACAATCTCCATACTGTTTTCTGGAGTTGGTTCTTCACCGACATACATGTCGATTGCTTCTTGTTTTTTCTCGTCTGTCCAAGACATACTTTTTCTCCTTTTCGTTGAGCCAAATCGTGATTTATATTCTTCTATGGTCTTGGTATTTCTGTAACCAGGTGCCCACCCAGTTGCTGTTACCATTTGCATATAAAATCTATCACTCATTAACTATTTCCTAAAATATAATTATATTATACAAAAGATTTGAGGCGGTGTCAAGAACTATTTTTCGTTTCCTTATGAAAAATGTCTTTTGATTGCGCCTAACTTATCTTCAGCTTCGGCTAACTTAGCAACCTGTTCTTCGATAGCTTCTACAATCTCTGGGTGTTCCCCAATACCTACTGAATTTCTTTGATATGTAAGTATATTTGCCTTGTATACTGCAATTTCGCCTTCTAATTTCTTGCATAATGCGTCTAATAAGTAATTCATTTCGTACTCCTCGGGAAATTATCCCACCTGTAAAACTTCCTTGTTTCACTATCCCAATACCAACCTTTATACTTTTGGTCAGATTGAGAGACTTTAGACTCTACAAAAGTTCCTTCTGGGTAATCTATTTTCACACTAAACATGTTTAATGCCCAAGACATAGTTCTCAGCACAATCTTCTGCCCAAAACTCTGATTTACCTTTGTAAAATTCTGTTTTAATAACTTTATTATCTAAATAAAAACGGCAACCCCAATGTCCATCTAATTTAATGACATCTGCTCTTTTATTGCCGTCTACGTATGTTGAATATTTATCATCTATCATTTAATCCCATTACTCCTTTAACAAATCCATTGATGAATCGCTCCATCTTATCATCAAATAAAATGGTATATGCTAGTAATGGAAACATTAATGCAAACATAACCATCACTACTATACCTGATAAGATAGGCTTTTGTACCATTATATTATTTGGTTGTAGCTCCTTTACTATGTAATAGCTAGGACGCCACAGCCTCCACATGGCAATAGCCACTCCTGTTGCGTAAAACGCTATAAATATTTCCAACATTGTTAATCCTTTTAATTATAAATACTTCTGTAAGTGTTTTAGACTTCCTAGCTCATAAGCAAGTGCAGTTCCCCAATAACCTGTTTTTTCTCCGTCTAACCATGGAAATAGTGTTTGTGAAGTATCACAAGGGTCAAGAATATATACTTTATAGCATTTTCCTCCCCATCTATCTTCATAATTTACACACTGCGTTATATTACCATAACAAGCATAGCCACGTCTTTCTGACTGATACTTTTGTGTGATTTCATCTTTAATTATTGCGAATCTATTGCGTTTTGGATACCATACTTTTTCGTTATATTCAAACTCTAATGATACACATTGTTCTGGTAACATAGCGTTTCTCTTACCCTCATAGTCAGAATCAGCCAGCTTTTGTGGTATACCCACTCTTTCTACTATATTCTTAACAAATGCAGGGGAACGATATAAACTATTAGCAATCTCGGAGATATTGTCTCCGTCCAAATACATTTTTACTACACTTCGAATTTCGTCTTGGGTTGCCATCTTTCCCTTATTCTGTGCTTTTCTAGTTTCACGGAACGACTTAAGGTCTAAATGGTCATCTATGATTCGTTGAAGTCTGGTCGTGTTATACCTAATATTCAACATTCCACAAGCTTCTTTCTTTGTGATAGGATTATCTTGTTCGAGTTGTTGGATAACTCGTTCTATGTTATCAAATGATAACTTTTCATGTGCTTTACTCTTTATTGCCATCTTCACTCCCTAATAATATGATTGCGTAGTGAATGATTTTTAATAAATCGTCTTTTTGTTTCCCATTTTTCTTACCATAGCGTTGAGCATATTTGATAATGTTTCCTAAACAGAAACCTTCGCCATGCCCAGCGTCTACAATAAATTCAGTAGATTGGATTTTATTCATAGAGTAGTGAGCATCATATGTTTTTATAATATGATTACTAACCATAGTCATTATCTCATCTTCCCTAAATTTAAATTTAGCCAATCTCTTTCTCCAGTTGTTGATAGCCACCAATCTTTACTCCATTCAATATTACTTGTGGAAAAGTTCTAGCAGTGGGAAACTCTGCCATAAAAGACTTAGAGTCAAAGTCCTCTCCTAACATTAGGTATCTTACTTCGGCTCCTTTCATTTCTGCTAAGTTCTTTGCCATAGTGCAATATGGACAGTTTGGTTTGCTATAAATTGTTATTTTCATGTGTTATCTCCATCTCTATATTCAACATCAGATTTGTTGAATCTCTTTTGTTTCTTTTCATGGACTAACATACTGGACTCCCAAGCAAAAATACCTGCGAGTATAGTAAATATAATTCCTATAATATAATCCATTACTTTGCTGTTATTCTTCTGTCAGTCCAAGCAAGTCCTTCGTCCCACCAATCAGGTTGGTCTCGATGTGACCACTTGGCAAATGTTGCTTTGTCTGTATGATAATACAAACGATAAGAGCCGATAACATCATTTTCATCTTTCAGCTCGTCTGGCATTGCCATGCCAAAAGGAGTGAGTCCTTTGCGGGGCATATTCTTCGGTTCTGGCAGTTTATTGACTACTTCAATCACTGACTTGTGTAATTTGCCATAACGATAGTTGTATTCATCATTAAGTGCATTTGCGTAACAATGAACCCACTCAAAATTATCGAGGCTAGACCTAGTCCATATCGTGCAAGGGTGATTATACATCATCGGCAGATACGGAGTTAAAGGTCTTTCCTCTAATGGTAAATGTTTGATTTCTGCTTTTGCAGTGTTTAAGACTTCTCTTTCTTCTGCATTAAGCGCACGAGGAACAAATCCTAGTAGATGGTCAATCCAAACTGCTGTGCATAATAGTTGAGCAGCCTCAAGAGGCATTTTAACTATATGCTTGTCCACATGATACTGTGCGCACTTGTCTAAATCTTCATCTAAATAAAATAAGTTCATCTAATCCAACATTTGTAACCTGAGCACTCCTGTATTGGTGTGCCCTCACAATACTCACAAAAAAGGCGATCACTTCTGTCCTCGTTAGAGTTAGAAGTGTTCGCCTGTTTGTTTTTCTTGTATTTGTTATTTTTTTCCATAATGTATATTATACAGAAAAATCAACCAAATGTCAAGAACTATTTTTATTTGCCACCAAAGGCCTTGCCAGCCTCACTGATACCAAATGCTCCGAGGGTTACAACTACGAATGAGGTGTAAATAGTATCGGAGATTTGTAAATCCATGCCCCAGAACGCTGTAATTAAATCACAAGTTCCAAACACGAACATTAAGAAGAAAGATAAGAAACCTATAATAGACTTCTCATTTATGTCATTGTCGTCTAAGAACAAATCAATAAACTTTCTCTTCGGTGGTGCCAGCTGTTTTCTAGCTGCTTCGGCTTCTGCCTTCATTTCTTTGATAGTATCTTCGGACTTATCGAGTTTCTCAATAAGTGCCATGTACTTATCTAAATCAATTTCGACTTCATTTCTACTATTATCTACACCTTCAGCCATCTACTTATCCTTTGCTCTACCCACGTTAAGTGCGAACCAGTCTAGAACTTTGTAGATCTTTTTTACCCAGCCATCATCAACTGGAGTAGGTGTGATTGCAGCTATGAACGAAGCAATCATCACGATTGTTGGGATTATAGCAATCCATGCTTGCACCCATTGAAAGAATTCTAACATCTTTCTCTCCTTCTACTCTTTCGAGTCTTTCCCCTATTACTAGGAGAGTTTTTCAAGAGGAGTATAGCTCTCTATGGTAGAGACATCTATATCCTCCATCTTTTTAAACTCTACATCATAACAAATAACTTTATCAGATGCAGACTGTTTAAAATCTATTGGCATATGACTACTATGAGTTGTGTACTCTCTTTCATACACTTTGCCACTTTTTAAACTTCTAAATTTAATAAGGACTATTCCTTGTTTAAGTATGTCTATTAATTTATCAGTATCAACTGTCATTCTTTTTTAGTACTCCTACTACTACTTCTAATTTATCTATTCTTTTTACTAATGGTTCATAACCATCAAAACTTTCAATACCACACTTAGGGTGTGCCATCTCTTCAAGTTTTTCTACTCTTTGTTCTATATCGTACAAGGCTTCTTCCATATCCTCTAACCAATCTTCTATTTGTTCAAATCTACCTTGTATAGTAGGGTGTCTCTCCAAAAAACGAGAGTCTCTACTCATTTTAAAATATTCAATCAGTGCTTGAATCACTTTTGGTCGTTACCTCACGATAGTAAATAACTACTTCTCCCATTTGTTTGATATACCTTTTTAGTTCCTGCATATCTTCTGCCATTACTTTATAGTCTCCAATAGTAGTAGCAACAAATAGTATTTCCCCATTGTTCTGTTCTTTCATTTCATCTAAGAATCTGTCCATGTATGTATAGCCTTCTGGCCAATCAGGGTTTTCCCTATCCTCTGGCGCACAAGACTGAGGTCTTTTGTCATCTACTTTGACACATGGGTTTGTAATACGTGTTTCGCTTACGACGTACCACTTCGGTGCAGTCAG